TTCTGGATACTTAATAAGTAACCTTTTACTTCAGTCTCGTACCCTGTCTGAATGACTTTACCGCTACCTGTAGGATAGACAGTGATAGTCTGTAGAGCTACGCCATCAGTATAGTAAGCTATACCGTATTCAGCAATGCCGTAGTAGCTCACAGCTTGATCTACGATAGTTACGTTCTGAGAGTAGAAGTTACCTGTGAAATCGTAGGCCCACTTAACAGTAACTACTTGATCAGTACCACCAATGACAACTACTTTGAGTTTCTTCAAGATAGAAGTTACGTTAGGAGTACCTAAGTCAGTATGCTGAGTGTAGTACTGCATCCGATACGTCACATCATCATTATCGAAGTAGCCTGTGTACTTACAAATAAATCCGGGACGACCTAGCAACAAACTACCGTCTGAACGCTGACAGAAGCTATCAGGCTCCATAGTGTCCCATGTAGTGACTCGTAAGCTGCCATCAGGGAGTGCTGCCTTAGCATCGAAGCAATATACCTGCTTAGTCAAGGGCAGAGACAGTAAGTAGAAACCCTCACGAGGAGAGTAAACTGACTTAATATCAGCGGCTACTTCACCAGCTACAGCGGTAATGAGGTCGTTACGTACATTCTTAGACAAGTCATTCAAAGGAGCTGACTTCTCTTGAATAGTACGAGAGATTGAACGTAAGCCTGTTTCAGACAAGAAGACCACATCTGTACCTGTGTTAGCCACTGAGTCACGAGCGATACAGCCAATGCCAGTTACGACATCAGTAAGGGTCATTGTCGCTGGTGTATTAGCACCTTGATAAATCAGGATGTTACGTTTACCGAAGATGTACAGGAAGTTGTTATGAGCAGCTAAGGCAACGATGGTGTCTCCGCCCTTAGGCCACACAGTAGTCGTATCTAATGTACCTGCTGTGCCTGTACCGAACTTCTGAGGGTTCTTAGTGTCTGACCACTGAATCGTTACTTTGTCTGTTGAAGTGTCAGCATTCCAGATTCTACCGTAAGCACTGATGACTACGTTAGCCAGTTGAACTGTACCGTCATAGCCAGATTCTTGATCTACACGATAGTACGTTGTAGAAGATACTGATGGATCGAAACCTATAGGTGGGAAGCCACGTTGATAGAAATACAATCTACCATTTAGATAAGCTGTAGACCAGTTACTGTCTGTGATCGTAGGAGCAGTTCCTGCACCGTTAAAGGTAACTTCACTAAGAGTAGTACCTACTAACTTAAATATCTTGTTGTTACCTGCACACAAGGTGTAGCTATTACCAGCTGCGTCAATCAACTCAGTGATTACTTTAACGTCAGCAGTACCTAAGGCAGCTAAGGTGCTGTGCTGTTTCGTGTAGCCTTTACGAGCACCAATACGTCCATACTGATCGATAACACAGTTATTAGCTACTAAGGCCCATCCCTTATCTAAATCTAGACTGCTATCCTGCGTATTCAGGCCGAAGAAGCCCGGAGCAGTGATCGAGAAGGCTTGAATCTGTTGTGCCATTACGCTGGAATCCAAGCATCATTTTCAGGGGAACGAGCCAGCTCAATGGCGATCACATCAGCTAATGCTTTCTTAGCCAAGGCGTAACACTCAGAGCTAGACAATCCACCGTCTTCACCACGATCCACCAAAGCTCTAGCGAGAGCACCTAAGACGATAGGCTCTTTAGGAAGCTTAGTCGTAGCTGTATCTGAAGTCATGTCAGATTCTGGAACAACCAAGCTAAAACGGATACTATTAGTGCCTACTGGAATAGGCCAGAACATTACTTGAGCGTCACCGTTACTGTCTACACCGTTGAAGGCATACTCACTAGGATCCGCATTCTGAGGTGATCCAGTGCTGTAAACCCTACGTTCAATCATATCGACAGTACTAGGCAACAATGAACCGTAGTCAGTGATATCTAGTACGTTAGTGACACGAAAACGTGTACCAGCGCCTGTCAAGGTATAACCAGTGTATTGACTAGCTGTAGTCGTGATGGTCACAGAAGTGTTGAAGGCATCCCAATCGTAAGCATCAGCGCACTCACGTTTAGCATCGTTAACAAACTTACCTACGAGTGTACTCAAAGTAGTGTCTGTTACAGCGTTCACCTGTGGCTCACGAAGACGTACTAAGACGTCATTCACGAGGGAGAGGAAAGTAGGCAAAGCCATAACGCTTATACCAATTCTGTAACGGAAACCGTGGAGGATGTAACTCCAGCGTCTTTAATAAATGCTATCTTTTGTCCCGGTGTGACTGCAACAATCTCAAAAGAGTTATTAGGAATCATAGGAGATGTTGTAGTGGTAGCAGTAGGGTTTGTGCCGATTTGATAGTGGCAATGGCCTAGTGAGCAAGCAATACGAATCATTGTCGTAGATGCTCCGAATGCAGTCATTTGAACGCTGGAGTTAGTAACTGAAGCAACTTGCGTAGTCCCCATTGAGGCAATACCGTAAGCTACTTGGTTAGGATCTAATTGAAATGTAGACATTGTTGTTTACCTTATTAAACTTTCTTAGATTTGTTCATCTTGTTCTTCATGGTGCGCTGACCACGCATGGGCATCTTAGCTTCACTCAAGGCAATGGCGATAGCTTGCTTCTTGTCTTTAACGACAGGGCCACCTTTACCGCTATGAAGAGTACCTTCTTTGTACTCACCCATAACCTTACCGATTTTCTTAGTTTGTTTCTTGCTTGTAGTAGCCATCTTGTGTCCTTTATTACTTAAATACTCTATCCATGAAGAATGTGATAGCACCGCCAACTAAAGAGGCAATGGTCATGCCCATCCAGAAACCACCTTTAGACTTGTTGGCTAACTCTAGAAGGCACTTAACGTCTTTACGTAGATCAGATACTTCACCTTGGAGGGACTCTACCTGTGCTTCTAGCTTACCGAACTCACGAGCTGAAACCTCATCCATCACTGCACCTCTGCTGTAACTTCAGTCTTCTTTGGACGACCAGCCTTCTTAGGGGTCTCATCAGGAACAGGTAAAGTAGTGGGATTCTCTACTTGTTCATACTCAGGATGACCCTTCATGGAGTCAATATCGACCTGATGCGTGAAGGTCACAGTAGCGCCTGTGAGTAGGTATTTAAATGTAGCTGACATATAGTTCTCTGTCGTCCTAGTAGATAGACCAAAGAGATCACTTTTTAAAGAGTAATCCCTTCAGTCTAGCTATTATGTTAGACCATACGAGCAACGATTACATCAACGGTAGTCGAAGCCAAGTCAACAGTAGCGGTAGATTCGTTTTGGATACGCAAAGTCACAGTATTAGCTGCACTGACATAGCCAGTAACAGTCAAACCAGCCAAAGACACACCAAAAGAAATACCTAGAACCATGTCACCCAAAGCAACGCCGGGGACAGTAATAGTGTCAGAAGTTCCAGCACCATCAACCAATGAATCTACGTCCAAAGTACAGGTGACAGACCATGTATCTGAAAACAGACCACGGAATTGATCGTTACCTCGACGGGCAACAACAGCGGTAGCAGCAGCCATTTATATATACTCCAGTTAATTTATATTAATAAACATAAAAGACCCCCTCCTTGTGAGAGGGAGTCCTAGAGTCTTAATTAGACAGCCAAAGCAACGCTAGAGTAGTCGCGCAACTCAGCAACACCGTACAGAGTGTCAGCAGTGAACAGAGTACCGAGGTATTCTTGTTTGTACTGAGTCTGTGAACGGATACCGACTTGCTCAATCAACACGAAAGCGTCTTTGTGTGCCATCAGAGCGATACGAGCAGCTTGAGCTGTACCCGAACCGTCATCAGCATCGTTAGCTGTGTCGCAGTTAGTAGACACATACACTTTAACGCCATACACGTCACCGATTTCACCGTTACGGATGGTGTTAGCACCGCCTTGTTCGCCCACGAAAGCTTGTTCAGTGAAACGAGCCAAGCCCATCAAAGTGTTACGGCTTGCTGGAGGAACGATGAAGAAACGACCGTCCATAGGCACATCAGAGTCATCCAAACGCTGAATAGAACGACGAATTGCAGCGTCAGTCAAAGCAGCTTGGTTGTCAGAAGTGTAGCTATAAGCAGTAGTGCCATCAGAGCCGATGAAAGCGCCAGAATAACGAGCACCTGTACCGCCTTGAGACAAACGACCCAAACGGATCAAGTCAGTGTCAACTTGACGAGCCAGAGCGTAACCAGCATCATCAGTGTAGAACGAACGCAAGCTAGACAGGGCCTGAGCTTCAACGATGTCTTCGATCATGCGGCTATATTCATAGTGCTTGTTAATGTCCACAGCCACTTCAGTTTCAGTGGCGGCGATCAAAGTCACTTGAGTTGATGCAGACTTGACAGAAGCAGAGCCACGAGTGGGGCTAGGAATGTGAACTTTGTCACCTTTCTTGCCTTTGAAGCTCATTTTCTTAACGAGGTTAGCAGCAACCAAGTTTTTCTTATAAGCAGCTACAATTTCATCAGACCAGATTTCTGGAATGAACGTTGCTGCGGTTGTTACGGTTACGTGATTAGATCCGAGACCCATTTTAAATACTCCTAAATAAAGATATACAAATTAAATTAAATTACCGAACTCGCCCGTCAGCGTAGGCTTGCATGATTTCAGGCTCTAACGCTTCGTAACGATCCGGATCACTCATTCGCAGCCGAATAAGGTCGGCCCGACGATAAACTCTCTTCGATGATTCACCAGTACCTCCGGTATCGACAGTAGCAGCTTTTAAGTTCTGCTTTAATGTCTCTTTACCTTTGGTCGCTACCTGCTGCGTCTTAACTTGTTTAAGTTGCTTAAAGGTAGACAACAATTCATTTGCGCTGTCATAATCAAACTCAGCATCGGCTTTAGCGTACAACTGAGTGCGAACGGGAGATTGTTTTACCCACTCCGCAAACTCAGGATCTTGAACAATAGCACCGAAGTCAGGATGTTCTTGACTTAGCTTCTGTTGAATCTGCATCTTCTTAAATTCTTGGGCACTTTGTCGTGCAGCGAGAACATCTGGATGCTTGTCAATAGAATTACGAATTGCCTTCTGAGGATCTTCAAAGAAGTCAATTTCAGGCTCTACTTCAGTAGGTGTAGCAGTTTTACTCGATAGACTTTGTTTCAACAATTCATCAGCAAGTTTACGAACCTCGCCAACTTCTTGTGCCTGTTTACCAATGAGCTTTTCAGCCTCTTGGTGCATCCGAATAATCTCTTGTGAGGACTTCCCCTTGTATTTCTCAGGGATTGTGTCTTCAACTACGTGATCTTCTTCAATCTTAGGCGGTGCGGTGAGTTGTTCAACTACGTCGAGTTCACCTACAATACTATCTTCGTTATCATCTACTAACATATACTAATTCCTTTTCCTGCCACACGTATAAAGTGTATGGTTCTAGGAGTCTATTTAAAATACGAACCCGGTATTGCTACTTATGAGTTCTGCTTCCTTTCTTGGGCGAGCTTTTCAGATCGCTTGCGTTCCCATGAGTCATAAGCTGTCGGAAAAGAGCCTGTCCAGCCTTCTAACTTCATGGTAGGTGCGCTAATTACTCTCTTAGAATCAGAACCACATTCCCTACAGGGAGTTGCGTGGCACTCTGTGTCTACAAAAGCATCAGTGCGATGACCGTTCTCACATAAGAATTCAAAGATACGACGAGGCATTGTTATACCTCACCAGTCTCTTGTAAATCTTTATAAGTACGGCTGTAGGCTTCCTTCAAGCCATATAACCAGTTCAAAATATCCATCTGTCCACGACGAAAGTCTAGATTGTGTGTTTCCGTGACAGAAGATAGTTTGTCGTAGCTATTCTTTACTTTGAGGATGTCTTCCATGAGATCTTTCCACCCTTGAGTGGACATCATGTCGAAGGCATCATCGTAGAATTTCGATAAATCTTGTGTACTTGAGGATTGTTCCATATGTAAGGAGTCCTATTAGTTAATAAGTACGTAATGTATACTAAAAAGTACTCTTTGTCAATAGATTTTTTACAAAATCAAGTACTTTGTAGTAAATATTTTAATTATTTAGCAGTCTTGTGCGTTCTCAAAGCCAACTTGCTGCTTCAGGTCAGCATACAAGCCATCCATCAAGTTACCTGTAGGCGTAGCGCAATAGAAGGCGTGTTGTGCCACTTCCTGTGCGTTTGCCTGTCTAGCATCAGCATTGGCAGACACAGACACTTGGTATTGCACTTGGTCTTTGTTGCCGTGAATGTTGGTGATACGAGCGTATGCTTCTGCGAAAGGTACGCCGACATTGCTGTTTGTGATTGAGATTTTGAGAGCCATATATGTGTCCTTAGAATGTCATTTCGGTTGTACGAATCTGTGCAACCCACCTAATTGTCGTTGCAGCCTGTCCTGTCACTTCAACTTTTAAGCCGCCGTTGGTTGTGTCTGCTGTAACTGCAATAGTCCAAGTAGCTGCTCCAGCGTCAGCATACAGAGATGTAACTGTAGACCCAACAAGTGTTGTAGTTCCAACACCAGCGCCACGTTTAATGACACCTTCAACTGTCCAGCCTTTTGTGTTTCCTGCGCCTGTAACACCTGCTATGACTTCACCACGGAAAAAGTAAGCAGAGTTGTTGGGTAGAATTACTTGGTTGGTTGTTGTTGCAGCAGATGAGTTGCTTCGTAAAACTGTCGCAGTTGCATCTGTTGTTTGCGTACCTAAAACAAGTAGGGCTGATTGTTGTGACCCGTTTGTGGATGAAACAGGAGCATTAGAAGCAGGTAAAACAACATTTCCTGTTATAGATCGAGTTAGACCCCGTGAGCCTCCAACAATAACACTGTATTCACCGTTAGCCGTGTGGTATTGACCGCTTAACACTGTTGAGTATGAGCCAGATGCGGTAACACCTTCACCAGCACCAACAAATGAAAATGGGCCGCTTGCCGTATTACCTGATCCACCAACAATACATGTATAACTTTGTCCTGCGGCATTGCTTGAACCGCCACCGACAAAAGAATATTGACTAGTTGCTATATTTGCGTCACCCGAAAAAACACCACAAAAAGAAGATGAAGCATGATTATTTCTTCCACCTGCAACAATTGACCAAGAATTTCCTGCTGAAGCGGGGGACATATTTGTAGAAACCCATCCACTTTGTCTTTGTCCAAGCTGTGGGCCGTAAGAAATTGCATTTTTTGTATAAGTTAAATCTAATACTTGACCTGCCCCTATTGAATAAACTGGAGTAAGAGGGTTTGCGCCATCTCCAGAATTTTCAGAGGAAAGTAATCTTATAATTTGACGAGAAGATGAGTATTGAGTGTTAATAATTCTAATAGTTTTACCTTCAATGGGCGATGTAGGTAAAAAAACATTTATTCCAGTTGTTGTGCTACCTGTTCTAAATAATTGAATTGGGGCGCAATCATCAGCAAGCGATGCAGTTGGAACAGAATTAAAAGTTGCAGAATTATTAAAAAAATCCCATACCTGTATTGCAGGTGTGTTTTCGGATGCAAAACCCGTAAACATTAATAATCTCCACCAACAGCGGTTAAGTGGAATCCTGCCGCTACAGCAGTACCAAACGTGGCATAAACTTTGTAGCCAGCAGGTAGGCTAATGTTCAAAGGTAAAATAATGTCTGGCTGTTCAGCAGTTTGAGATACTGTTGTAGCTGACAAAGTGCGCTCAAGATACAACGTATTGTTAGCCGCTGTACCAGTAGCAGAACCGTTGTTAATCCAAATGCGGATAACAGTTGCCACGTTTGTGCCTAATGCGCGAACTTTGATAAAGTCAAGGCGTGAGCCTTCCACCGCACCTGCTGTTTCAATAGGGCCGTAGATCGTGCCTGATGTTAGATCAGTCGTTGTGTTAGCAGCTAGGCCGGGAGTTCCCGCAGTTGCGCCAGTGCCGCTTACCCAAGTAATAGCAGGAACTAACGGAAAAATAGGGTTTGTGTTTTGTGCCATTTAAAAGCCTCCGATTGACCAAGATTGAAGTTTAGGGATAGGTGATGAACCACCGCCGCCGCCACCAGATGCAGCAGCCCATGTAGCTGTTGTGCCATTAGATGTTAACACATATCCGTTAGTGCCGATACCTAAACGTGTTGAACTATTAGTACCATTGCCTACAATCAAGTCACCAGTTGAAGTAACAGGGGATAGAGCGTTAAAGGCAGCAGATGCTGTTGTTTGTCCTGTACCGCCATTAGCGATAGCCACAGTGCCTGTTACGTTTGAGGCAGTGCCTGTAGTGTTCTGGTTTAACGTAGGGAAAGTACAGTTAGTTAACGTACCGCTAGAAGGAGTACCTAGCGCACCACCTGAGACTACATAACCAGCGGAAGCGTGATTACCCCATCCGTAAGCTGTATCCCAATTAGCTTGACTAGCTGTCGTAGGAATCGCGTAACCAGCAGTCATTGACAACGCTAAAGTACCTGATGTAGTCACAGGAGAACCTGTAACCGTCAAGCCCGTTGGAGTTGTCATGCCTACAGATGTGACCGTACCTGAACCTTTACTATTAAATGTAGTCCAATCTGCTGCGCTTAATACGCCTCGGTTAGTCGCTGAAGCTGTAGGAATATTTAGCGTAATGACAGGGGTTGTAGTACCGTTAGCTACAGTGGAAGATACGTCAGTACCTGTTGTTCCAAGTGTTAAAGCAGCTACAGAAGTAACAGTACCTGTATTCGATGTATACCCTGAAGGATTCGACGCTGCGTAAGCGCCTAAGTTACTCAGAGCACCTGCAGCTGTAGTTGCACCAGTACCACCGTTTGCGACAGCGACAGTACCTGTTACGTTGGACGCTGTGCCTGTTGTGTTTTGGTTGAGCGTAGGAAAACTTGTGAGAGAGGCTGCGCTACCGTTAGGAGCCAATACGTCTGTACCGATTACCAAGCCTAAGTTAGTACGAGCACCGGAGGCCGTAGAAGCTCCTGTACCACCATCAGCTACTGCTAAATCGGTAATACCTGTAATTGAGCCACCAGTAATTGTGACGTTGTTGGCTGCTTGAGTGGCAATAGTACCTAAGCCTGAAATATCACTAGCTGTTAAGACAACAACACCAGTGTAGCCATTAACTGAAGTAACAGCAGCAGATCCAGCGGTATAGTACGATAAACTTGTCCAAACAGTACTACCATCGCCAATTTTAAGCTTGCCTGTGTCAGTTTCAAGACCGAGTTCACCTTGAGCTAACAAAGTATTAGCCGCAGTCCACTGAGAAGCGGAACCCCGTCTAAGTTGTAATTGTACTGCCATTTAAGGACTTCCTCCGTCTACGACAGGAACACCGCCGTAATTAGAATTGTAAAAACCACCATCGAGGTTCTCTGAACCACCATAGATATTCGTTTGCGAAATACCGGGAGGGCCTCTATCACCCTTCTCACCACGTACTTCACCCACGTTTAACTCTTTTCCATCAGATAAAGTCAAGACAAGGGAGTCATCGAAGTCAATCTTAGCTTCAACAACCGATACACCGTTGTCACCGTCTTTACCGTCTACGCCATCCTTGCCATTAAGACCATCTTTACCGTCTTTTCCGTCAATCCCATCCTTGCCATCAGCTCCGTTATCACCTTTAAGACCTTGGATACCTTGAGGGCCTTGGAGTTTCTCAACTTCGTTAACGTGCTCAGAGAGTTTAGGAAGCTCCTTATCTAAAAGGATAGCTATAGCAGCTACTTTAGCTTCCGTAGATACATCGGAGAGGATAACTTCTTTAAGTTTCACATCACTCACCGATAATTTTCTTCAAGAAGTCACTGTCAGTTTGCTTTTGCAGACTCTTAGAAGCAGTTTGCATCTCAACAACCTTCAATTTATTCTCAATATCCTTCTCTTTGAGCATCAAGTCAGCAATTTTAACACGTCTATCGAACTCTTGTGAAGCTAAAGCATCATTATTTGGAAGATTTTGTGTCGTAGAAGCAATAATCTTAGCTTCAACTTCCTTAGGCTTCAACTGAGTCTCCACCATCGTGTTCATAGCCTCAGCTTCGTTGCGTTTAGCTTGAGTAGTGTTAACGGCAATCTGAGCCTGAGCAGCTTGGATAGCTAGTTGCTGCTGCATTTGCTGCATCTCTTGTGCTTGAGGGTCAGGTTGAGCCATCTGATCGAGAGCTGCAATCATCTCAGCGCGGTTAGACAGTGAAGAGTTAGCGATAACACCCTTCAAGATCAGAGGCAACACTGGAGTGTTAGGGCCTAAGGTCTGCAAGAGAGCGATGAACTGAGATTGTTCGTACTCACGAGCCATGATACCCAGAGTAGCTGTAGGTACGAAGTTCAAATCAGCTGAAGGGTAACGCTCAGGATCGAACTGCATGAAGCGGAAAGCTGCCTTCTTGATGAAAGGAGACAGGAAGTCCTCTTGGAAGTTCGTCAAGGTACGCTTGTTCTTCTTGATCAACGAAGCCACAGCCATCGAGATACCGCCTTGGGAGGCATCACGGGAGACTTGGGAGATCATGCCATTGGTGTCCATCGTACCAGTAGCTTGGAGGAGCATACGCTCGAAGTTCTGAGCTGCCGCCGGAGCATTACCATCGGTGCTACCGAACTTGAACGGCATCATAATCTCAGAGGGATTACCGTTAGTCAGGAGAGCTTTACCGGGCTTAACTTCAAACTTAGCGCCACGAGGCAAGCGAGTAGCATCCATAGCGATCATGGGCGATGTAGTCAACGCCAATGAGTCTAGGTAGGCACGATACTGAGCATCGATGGCCTTCTGCATGTTGTAAGCCTTCTCAACGACACCGCGACCCAACAGACGGTTAGGTACTGTATCGTCTTGATACGTCATGATAGGACGATCCTTCATCATGTAAGGATTCTCTTCAGCCTTCAGGAGCAAGGAACCGTTACCGATAACGATGATAGCCTCTACTAGGTCGGAGTAGTCATCAGCTGCTGAGTCTTCAGGGAAGAGATCTACAACTTCCTTACCGTCACCTTCAAGCTGCATTAAGTACTCACGAGGCACTAAGCCGTAGTACGTGAGCATTGTAGCTTTACCGTCTTGGAACTGACGTAGTTCCTGAGTAGCCTCTAGAGAGTCATCGTCCATGTAAGGGGAGATGTCTACCTTGCGATAGATACCTGACTCCATACCTGCTACGATCTTATGTAAGCTCACAGGCTTCTCAATAGCTACACCCATACAGTCATCCACCGATGTACCGTTAGGGTCAAACAAGAAGTTCTTAGGGTTGATAGGGTTCAAGGAGACGGAGATACGATCCTTCTCAACGACTCCAATGGCTGCTTGACCCATCACACCGGGGATAGCCTGAGTAGTTGGGATATACTCCTTAACAGTCTTCACGACCAACTCACCGATACCTGTACCGTAGATCTTAGCCATCAAGCCAATCTGGTCGATACTCTTACGGATCTTGTCTTTGTTGAAGTCTTCCATCATCATGGCTTTCAACATACCTACGTCGATAGGCTGACCGTTGATGTCCTTAACGTCATCTTCAATGTCGAAGAACTCACCTTGACCGAACACAGCTTCCATGATCTCAGCATGGGATGTCTCAACAGCTTGCTGAGTGGCAGGGGAGATGATACGTGAACGCTCTGACTCACGGGTGGAGTCACTAGCTTGCCATTGACCACGGAAGATACGCTCGTACTCTTCGTAAGCATCGATGTAGTTGGAATCACGCCAATCACGCCATCTTTCGACGTGATCCATAATCCACGAAACGAGTTCCTTATCGTTTTCGCTAGGCTCCTCGAATTGTACTTCTTTTTCGTTTTCCATCTCAGATGACATAAAGGTTATTCTTTCTTAAATTGTCAGTAGCGGAGATTACCCGTAAATTACTAGGGACATGCAATCCGCTCACTGTCTTACCTTGTAGTGGAATAATGTGGTCTACGTGCCACGCATAGCCGCTTTCTCGTGTACGCATAGCAGCTACTTGATATAGGCACTCAATCTTTAACTTGTCAAACTCAGTCAACCATGCAGGAGTACGGTTCAATTTAGAAGCTTGTCGCTTACGTTCTAAACTTGTTCTTTTTGCTCGGTTCCGTTTTGCGTAAGCCTTAGCGTACTCTTTGTTGTATTCTTTATTCTCTTCACGCCATTGTTGCGTAATCTTATTCTTCTTTTCAATACGCTCAGGACTTGCTTTCTTGTAAGAAACAGAACAAGTGTGAACCCTACAAGTCTTACACTGGTATTGCAACCCATCTTTATTTGACTTGTGTTTACCAAAATCAAACAAAGGCTTGGATGTCTTACATTTACTACAGGTTTTCATAAGTGAAAGAATGTACCACAAACGAGTACTTTTGTCAACAATTATTTCACCACTTCACTCGATTAGCCCAGTACGCAGCTGACATCTTACCTTTAGCGATGTTCTTAGCGTGACGGTCTTTGAAGGATTTGTTACGAGCTGAACCATCAGGACTACCTTCTACGCCTTGCTGACCGAAGCGGATCAACTTGATCTCATCGCCTTCTTTGGCTAAGACAGCGTGACTCTTAGTGGCATGACCGGGAGTCCTCTTAGGCTTGTTGTAACCTGCGAACTCTTCGTTTCCTCGTTTGATAGTCATTTTGCTTTAACCTTCTTTGGTTTCTTAGCAGTCTTAGCTGATTCCTTGAAGTCCATCGCTGTAGGAGCGCCTTTGCTGCCTACCTTACGCATGGTCTCACCTGAGCCAGCTTTGATGCGCTTACGTTTAGCGTTGATGTTAGCGTAGAGTCCGGGTTTGTTCATAGTTTAGTATCCTGAAATAACATCTAAAACTTCGTGATCGTCTTCTTCGTAGTCTTGCTGGTAGTTACTCATAGCCAGTTGATCAACGTAAGACAAGGAGTCAATCAAGTCATCGTGAACCCCTGTGGCGGGGAACATAATGAACTGATCCTCAAATTGCTTCCAATCCTCATCGACGTTCAAGGAGATACGTCCATGCTCGAAACGACCCTGTAAGGCCCATACGACCCTATCAGTCTTCTTCTTGTTACCGTGAGTGAGGTCATGGATGTGCGTATACACATTGTTCTTCCTCATCAAGTCTTGAAGGTAGTGCATCACAGCATTCTTCAAGGCTCCTCGCTCGATACCCACAGCGACAGGTTGGTATTCCTTAACGGCTAGGAGGATCTTGGAGGCAGTCTCCCTGATGTCCCAACGTCCGTGGATAATCTTCTTGACCCACCAGTCACCATTGTCTAGTATCTTGCAGACGGTAATAGCTGATTCATCTAGACGCTTCTTAGAGGCTCCAGCGTTCTTAGCGACATCCTCGAAGCCAGCTAAGTCGATAGCGATAACGTAGTCACCGTACTGAGGTTCTTCCTTGTACTTTAACCATTCTTCTTTAAATAGATCACTACCAGCCGTATCGAAAGAAGACAAGTATTCTTGCTTGAAGGCGAAGGAGCTTAGAGTCCTCTCAGCAGCTTCAATCTCCTTAGGATCGATAGTCTCGTTGTCCTTGGTCGTGTAGTGCCAGCTTCGCCACTCTTCGTCAGTCTCTTCCTGACCGAGGTTGAACAAGTCATAGAACCAGTTACGACCACTAGGTGTGGAGATGAATAAGGCTCTACCCTTCTTGTCAGACAGAGAAGCTCGAATGATCTTCTGCCATGTGTCTTCTTTGATAAAGGCACACTCGTCTAGTACTACGTAAGTAAGAGATACACCCCGTAGAGAATCAGGATTATCAGCACCACGTACGAGAATCTTTCTTCCGTTGACAAGGGTGATCTCCAAGTTATTAACGTGAGATGACTTGATGACTGGTCTACCTAGGTCTAGCAACAAGTCCCACATAATCGTCCGGGCTTGTCCGAGGGTAGGAGCTATGTACATCACAGCGGAGCCTTCAGGACAGTTTAGAGCCTCAATGAGGAGAGTTACAGCTGAGAGCCTAGACTTACCACATCGTCGTCCTGCTGCTACGACCTTGAAGCGATGCTTATCAGCGAAGACGGCCTGCTGCCAACGTAGAAGCTTAAAGTTAAGTTCAGCCATTATTCGACATCCTTGACTTCTACGTCTTCAATCTCGTAATTAACTTCTTCAGCTTCAACCACAGGCGAAGACATACCAGACACATTAATGACAATGCTAGGAGTACCACCGCCTTGTTTAACTTGTTCAAAAGACGATACAGGGACAATCCTGTCTACAATTAGTTTCCATGCTGCACTCTGGGCCTTGTGTTCAGGATCTAAGGCTGCATCGAAGATAGCTTCTAGTACCCTAGCACTCTTAGGTGAGTTAAGCATCCTAGCTTTGTACTCATCCATGATAGCTTTGTCCCCTGCTGGACGACCTCGTAGCTCTCTGTTACCCTTCTTCTTGGCGACTATCTCGCCTTTCTTGGGTCTTCCTGCCTTACGTTTAACTGGTACTTCTGGTTGTTCCATCTTTGTCCTTAGTGGAGATGTACTATAGGTAATAATAGGGGATACCCACTCCACAGTGAGTACTCTAGAGTAACTATCTAATTTAACATTAAAGCAAGAATCTAAATGAAGTATATACTTACTTATATTACCCTTGTGTACACCTTAGGAAGATAGGACACATGAGTAACTCACTTAGAAACTTCCTGTATTAACTAAGTAGCCTGTCTACTTAGACTTCATTTGAGTTCTTGGAAGGATAACCTTCATAGAGAATTATATAGTACTTTTTAGGATTGTCAAGCTTTATTTACTATTTATTTACTTAGACATCCATATTAGAGTCAACTCTCTAATTCTTCTATCTTCATAGTCCTCTTGTGTCCACATTGTAGTCCTCAAGGGGCCTATGGTAGCCCTCCTGTGCACAGATTAGGTCTACATTAATGTTGTATTAACACAACAGATCTCTAGAGTCTCTATGTCCTTGATCTTTAATGTCTTTTTAGTTACTTTGTTGTCTTTTCTTCCATGCTCTTTTTTGTGTATTTCAGAGGGTACAGCAAAAGTAAACACACAAGCCCACCCCTCCCCCCCCCCCTATCAAGTACTCCAAAGGTTCTAAGTAGTAACCCTAAGTGTTGTATTTACACAACAGATCTCTAAAGTGTTGTATAAAAGAGACAGTGTAGGGCTATGTAGCACCTATTTAGTATAACTATTTAGATCTAAGGGTAAACACCTAGTCTCTGAAGTGTGGTATAAAAACAACAGTCAGTTACGTGTAAGCAAATCTGCACCAAAACAGTTAAAAGTTATCCACAGTTTATTCATCATGGGGCATAAGTGCACACTATCAGTGCATCATAAGTGTTGCATAAAAACAACACATAAGACAATAGGTAACATTCTAAGACAATACAATAGATAATTAATACTGTAGTACTACAAAATCATAGTTGGCATGTATCGTGCAATATACAATGCATCATTAACGACAATCAAGGGGCTTAAAATGAAATCTCAATTACATGATACAGTTATCTATATCCTAGGGTTTATCGCTATTCTAGTGGTATGGCTAACCGCTTAAACTAAGCATTCAATCAACTAACTTATCAAGGATCGATATGACATTCAAGAAATCTAAAAACCTATTGTCCATTAGCACGGACAGTAAGACTATCAAGGGCGAGAAAATAGGTTATCTCACTGGCATTCTCTATCTTGCACCGGCTAGGACTACTAAATACAATACGTGCTCAATGGCTAAGTTAGCACAATGCGATAAAGCATGTCTCTACAGTGCCGGACGTGGTGCCTTCAATAACGTTCAACAATCACGCATAGATAAGACACTGTATTTCTACGAATCACGGGACGAATTTATGTCTCAGTTGTTTAAGAATATTAAAAACTTGATCAAAAAAGCGGAGTCTAAGGGCTTGAAACCTTTGGTACGTCTTAACGGCACTTCAGATATTCGCTGGGAAAATGTCCCCTTTGAATCATACGATAACATTTTTGAAGCTTTTCCGGACGTTCAATTCTATGACTATACAAAAGATGCTAACCGGAAAGATCTTCCCGTAAACTACGATCTAACCTTTAGCTATAGTGGCGTTGAATCGTTCGCGCCATATGTAGAAAAAGCACAATCTAAGGGTTTACGTATGGCGGTAGTTTTCCGTAAAATTGAGAATATCCCATTGTCATTCAAAGGCATCAAGGTAGTTTCCGGCGATAACAGTGACGTTAGACACCTAGATGATCAAGGGGTTATTGTAGGTTTATACGCTAAGGGCGCGGCAAAACGTGACACTACGGGTTTCGTAGTTAATTAAGGGGATCTATCGTGTATCGCATTCAAGCATTCAACGTGATCACTAGTCACATAGAAATTTTCAAGATTATGTCATGGGAATATCCGGATCTTATGTCTAAACTTAAACAATCGGGATCATATGGCTTGATCGAAGCGGAGTATATCGCTAGATTTTAAGCCGGTTTAGATCTACACTGTAAGCCCTTAATTCTAGGGTTTACGGGGTAACTTTGCCCGATAACTTGTTAAGGATCAACAATGTTAGTTTTCAACTACGAATCTAAAAAAGTACTTAAAGAATCTATCGGTAAGCCACTACGTTACATTGAAACCAGTGTATTCGGGCCGGAATATCGTGACAATGGTACTCTTACGGGCGCGAATCGTCCGTATATTACCGGCAAGGGGCGAGAATTCTTTGCTAACGTGACAATGGAAAACGGCTTGATCAAAGGGGTTAAATAATGTCTAATCTTGAACCGCTTACATCACGTCAAAAAGCTTTGATTGTCTCTAATGTGCTCAAAGCTTGCACTGATATTGAAAAGCTTAACAGTACGGGTTATAAGTATTTATACCTATGCTCAGGGTTTATCGCACATTACAATCTGAACGGGTTCAAAGCTTACTATCGTGAGCATTCCCTTAAACGTGACATTGAGCGCAATTATCGTCAGAATCAATGGGCTAATTTCCGTGACGGAGACGAACACGCGGGTTATTATCATTCTAAACGTGACGTATACAATGCCATTTTAGGCGGGTTAGTAGCGCGTGACGAATTAGATGCACAGATTTTTATGCGTGATCATTTTGAAATCATCCATGTAAGGGGCTAATATGTCGCACAATACACCAGAACAAAACGAGGCATTTCGTAAAGCTTGGGACGCCACTAACGCACGTTGGAAGGCACAACAAAAGAAAGAGCAAGACAATGCTAAACAATCGTGATTTTATTGAACTAGAACGCCGATTATGGCGCGAAGGGAATCCATTGTGTGACGAATTAGTGTCAACACGTGATGAATTGAAGGCTTTGATGTCTGAAATGAATAAAGTACTACATAAGTATTCACCTGCATTGAGTGCTTATGCTGACGTGACAGATCTAGATTATTTCAGGGAATGGGATAATTGCATGGATGCTGTGGACAATTTAACCTACCATATGGGAGAATGACATTATGACAGAACAGGAATTCGAGGATCAATTCGACAGGGGAAACCTAGATTGTGCTTATTGTGATTTTATCTGTGATCGATATGATGCAATGAATAAAGAGCACATGCTGCGCTTATGGGAGGATGATGACGTATATCAGGAATTCAAGGATTCAATGGTGACTGTGGTAAATAAACAACAGTATTCATTGGGGCCTAATCCATTGGATAAATTCCCTTCTATGTGGGGAACACCTTCAAAATGACAATCATTATCATTATGGGCTATATTGTCGACTACATCATTGCGGAGGACTTGTGGTGAAAATACAACATACATGGCCTTTCCCGTCTAAAGATAACCCATTGACACCTTGGACACCTGAGCAGCAGAGGAAGTGGGCAGAGGATCAACTCAAGAATGTGCCTGAGAGCCCTTTAATGGGGCTTTAAAGGCGTTATTTTAAACAATCCATACACGGAGAAGGGTAGGAACGGAAAATTCATTGTATCAACTGCGATAGACTTTTAAGTGACTTCGAGGCCACACGAAAACACGCTATTACATTTCAGTTCTTAGACTTATGTAAAGTTTGTTTCGAGGATGTGAAGACAATCATCCCTACCATTGACAATCGATCATTGATGACTGAACAAGACTTCGATGTTGACGATGACGATCTGGACACCACGGGCAACGAAGTTTCCCTAGAAGACTTGGACATACATTATAGCTATGATGTAAACTCTAATGACTCTAGAGAAGACTAAGAAGTTTAAGAGACTTCTATGTTAAATACACTATTTATATACTACTTAAGAAGAATACTAAGTAGTCTTAAAAGATAAAAGGGGGAATCATGGAAGAAATTGTAACTCAACACGAAGATGATTATGTCTTGTTACAAAAAGAAGCACATTATGTCCATACGATTAATGCTTTTGTGGAATTGATTGTTGAACATGGGTGGGATAAAGTAACGACTGATCTAAGGACAGCTATGGGAAATAAACAATGGTGATGGCATTGATTGTTTTTGTCTTAACTTTAATCAAAGTGTCACTTAAGTGACAACAACATCGAAAGGGTATTTTTATATGAGTGGAACAAATACTACGCCTATGGGCGGTCGTGCAACATTAACTTATGACTTGTCTAAACCTGAGCAGGTCTTAGCGCACAAGTATGCTTTAAAGGGCTTAGAAGCCTGTCAGATGCTCGAAAGTCTCAAGGCAGCTACCCAAGGCTACCAAGCCTATAAAGGTCTCTCTGAGAGCGTTCTAGCTGACATCATCGCTGACTTGTCTAAATGGGAGGACGTTAAGCTATGAATAAGTACTATATTTATTTTACCCATGACGATCAGAAGGGTATTGAGCCTATCTGTGAGTGTTTTACTGGTGATGATGAAGATGACGCTTTGGATAAACTTTTAGATAAGTATCCAACTGCTGAAATTGACTTTATTGAGGAAAACTAAGCTATGAATCAAGATACAGAATGGGTAGGCTTAACTGATGACGAAGTGAGCATCATTGAGCATGAAGTCTACAGTCGAACAATTCAGAAGGGTAAGCCTATGATCGTATTCATCCGTCAATTCGCTAAGGCCATTGAATCAGCATTGAAGGGGAAGAATCACCATGCTTAATTACATTCTCAATCTATTGTTACCAAAACGGGAACAGAAGCCATGAAGACAGTCCTCGTACCCAATGCACCGTGGCCTAAATGGGAACCAGTGCCGCCTAAGCGATCACATAAGAAGAAGAGGTCTACGCCTCAGGAAACAGACCTTAAATTTGAACAATGGTTAAAGGAACAACAATATGTCAAGCCACTCAGACGGCGGTAAAGGTTCTGCGAGGCGTAAGGAAGACGCACAAGCAGTCCGTGACAACTGGGATCGTATCTTTGGCAAGAAAGAGGAAACACCTATGATTGACGAACATGAAGACAATGAAGACTACACCGATGAAATAGATGAGTACGACTACTGCCATGTCTGTAGTGGCTCAGGCGAGGGCATGTATGACGGCTCTAGTTGTCGCGCTTGTGGCGGTACAGGAAACGCTACAGTAGACAAAGAGGATGACTGCTATGATGACTATGAGTAACCTCAAAGTAGCTTCTAAGTTCCTACGTCATGGCCCTTGTGAGGCTTGTGGTAGCTCAGATGCCAACAGTTTCTATGATGACGGGCATACGTACTGTCATAGTTGTCAAACGTACACATCGGGCGAATATGTCGAAAATCACACCGAAAATCGACACGTTAACAAAACTAAGGTATTTACAATGAAGACACAAGGGGAAGTGAAGGCCATAGTGGACAGAGGGATCGTTAGGGAAACCTGTGAGTTCTTCGGTGTCACACAGGAGACAGGGAAGCACTACTACCCTTACTTTGATGAAACAGGCGCTAAAGTAGCTGAAAAGATCCGATCTGTAGAGAACAAGACATTCTCCATTGCAGGGAACTTCAACAAAGCTACCTTGTTCGGACAGTCCTTGTTTCAGAAAGAGGGGAAGTATATCACCATTGTTGAGGGTGAACTAGACGCATTGGCTTCGTATCAGATGACAGGCAGCAAGTGGCCTACTGTGAGCATCCGTAATGGGGCTTCAGCGGCTGTTAAAGACTGCAAGGCTCAGTATGAGTACCTAGATAGCTTCGAGACTATCGTGATCTGTTTTGACGCTGATGAGGTGGGACAGAAGGCAGCTAAGGACGTAGCTGAACTCTTTGGCAACAAGGTTAAAATAGTTAAACATTTAAAGGAGTGCAAAGATGCCTGTGATTACCTCTCTAACGGACGAGGAGCTGAATACGTTAACCAGTGGTGGAGAGCTGAGAGTTATGTACCCGATGGGATCATCCAAGCCTCAACACTTTGGGACAGCGTATCTGCACCTGAGCCAGTCGCTGAGGCATTCTATCCATTCAAAGGACTTAATGAACTCCTCTACGGACTCAGATCGAGTGAACTCATTACAGTCACTGCTGGCAGTGGCCTCGGAAAGAGTCAATTCCTTAGAGAAATCCTATTCCAAATCCTTAGAACAACTAAGTGGAATGTTGGGGGGATGTTCCTCGAAGAGTCGGTGCGAAAGACTGCCCGATCTATTATGTCACTGCAAGCAAATAAAAAGCTACATTTGCCAGATACACCCGTCACAGAACGAGAATTAAAGGAGGCTTTCGATGCTACTCTCGGTACTAATCGTGTATTCCTGTTTGACCATTTTGGCTCTCTGGCTATTGACAACGTCCTTAACCGCATTCGATACATGGCTCGTGCCTGTGATTGTCGTGTGGTTTTCCTCGACCATATTTCTCTTGTTGTCTCTGGTATGGATGGCAACGATGAGCGTAAGTCGATTGATGTATTGATGACTCGTCTGCGTACATTGGTGCAAGAGACTGGTATTACCTTGATCTGTGTATCGCACCTGAAGCGACCTAGCACATCGAACAAGGGACATGAGGACGGAGAAGCTGTCTCGTTGTCTCAGCTGCGAGGCTCAGGTGCTATCGCTCAGTTGTCCGATGCTGTGATCACCTTAGAACGTAACTCCATGAGCACCGATCCTAACGTGCGTCACACGACCAAGGTTGCAGTGGCTAAGAATCGCTACAATGGACTCACAGGCCCTGCTTGTGCGTTGAAGTACGACATGGATACAGGACGCATGATTGAAACTGTAATGGAGGAACTATGAGATTTAATGGACACGATTACAATCCTGAACGTGATGATTCTCGATTAACAGGTCAACTTCTAAGAATTTGGGATATTGTTAAAGACCGTCAATGGCGCACATTAAATGAAATTTCACTTTTAACTGGTGATCCAGAAGCAAGTATTAGTGCTCAATTAAGGCATTTGAGAAAACCACGCTTTGGGGGTCATAAAGTTGAAAAGAAATACATAAATAATGGTTTGTATAAGTATCGTGTACTTCCACAGGAGAACCTAGATGATTGAAATGATTATCGTGGGGACTATCGGTATCGGTTACTCCGTTGTAGGTGTGCTACAGTGGCTCAAGGGTGACATGGGTGCTGGTATCATGTGGATCGGTTACTCATTCGCTCAAATCGGACTATTTATAAACCTCAAATGAGAATTGCTCTCGACATCGAAACAAACATGGCTCATAGCGTAATCCACCTATGCGTCACACAAGACATTGATACAGGAGAAGTACGTACATGGAACAATCCAACAGGGCTTTGGGATTACTTAAAGGACGCTACGTTGATCGCAGCTCACAACGGAATATCCTTCGACTTTCCGATCTTAAACAAGCTCTGGAAGACCAAGATTGGACTGAAGCAAGCATACGACACACTCGTAGTGTCAAGGCTAATAGAGCCAACACGAGAGAACGGTCACAGCCTAGACGCATGGGGACAAACCCTCGGAGTCAAGAAGCTGGACTACAAGGCAACGTGGCAATGGATGATGAACAGAAATGAAGCATACTCTGGGGAATGCTTTGATGCGCCTGTTGATGTTCTTCTTGAGCATTATTGCCTACGTGATGTTAGCGTTCTACGGTCTCTATTTACTCGTCTGGAAACTCTCATTGTGGATAAAGGCTTCTCTCAAGAAAGTGTGGAATTGGAACATCAAGTTGCTTCCATAATCAACAAGCAAGAGAAGAATGGATTCAAACTAGACGCCATTCACGCTACGTGCTTACTAGCTGAACTCAAGGGGAAGATGAGTGCCATCAATGACAAAATGCAGGATCTCTATCCACCGTATGAGGTTGAGCGCATCTCTGAAAAGACAGGGAAGGTTCTCAAGCCTGAAGTGGTGGTATTCAATCCAGCTAGTAGACAACAGATAGCTGAGAAGCTCATTGGCCTTGGGTGGAAACCTAAGAAGTTCACTGAGCCTACAGCTAACTACCCACAAGGTCAGGCTATTGTCGATGAAGCTGTGCTGATGTCTCTGAAGTATCCCATCGCTCAGTTGATCGCTGAGTACATGATGCTCGGTAAACGCATCGCTCAGATTGAATCGTGGTTAGAGGTTGTAGGCAAGGACGGCAGGGTACACGGAAGAGTCATCACCAATGGAGCTGTAACAGGCCGTATGACTCACATGAAGCCTAACATGGCACAGATCCCTAACTCAGGATCACCTTATGGCCCTGAATGTCGTCAGTGCTGGACGGTTGAGGAAGGTAATGTTCTAGTGGGTGCTGACGCTAGTGGCCTAGAGCTACGAATGTTAGCCCATTACATGAAGGATGAAGCGTATGTCAAGACAGTCACCGAGGGAAGCTCTAAGGACGGAACGGATGTCCACACGGTTAATCAGAAAGCAGCCGGACTACAAACTCGTGACCAAGCGAAGACGTTCATCTATGCGTTCCTCTACGGTGCAGGGCCAGCGAAGATTGGCTCGATTGTCGGTGGTAGTGCTAGTGCTGGACAGAAGCTCATCGATGCCTTTCTTAAAGGGACTCCCTCGTTGCAACGTCTACGTGATAAAGTATCCGTATATGCGTCCAAGGGCTATGTACCGGGGCTTGATGGTCGTAAGATTTGGGTTCGCTCTGAACATGCGGCACTCAATAGCTTACTTCAAGGCGCAGGTGCAATCGTTATGAAGAAGGCTCTAGTGATCTTAGATGAGAAGTTTAGACGCAACAAGATTGACGCTAAGTTCACAGCTAATGTTCACGATGAGTGGCAGATAGAGTGTTCACCAGACGTAGCTGACGTAGTTGGCAAAGCTGCTGTACAATCAATCAAGGAAGCAGGGATAGCGTATAATCTACGATGCCCTCTAGATGGGGAATACAAGGTGGGCCGAAATTGGAGGGAAACCCATTGATAGACAGATCAGATAAATTAAAATCTCAGATCATGCTGAACATAGGTGAGAATTCTTTCACTTTATTGCATAGCGATGATCTAGATCTCCTTGAGGTATACTTGGTGCTCTCAGCAGCCCTAGATTACATCGAGGATGAAGCAGAAGCTATCTCTCGTCGAGAAGGTAGTTATTTACAGTAACAGGGCTACGGCCTAACTAAGTGATAGGAAACACAGATATGTCAGATCTCAAAGCAGTTAAAATCCAAGGTGAACTCTTCTGGAGTAAGTGGATGGCTGAATTCAACACAGCATTCAATACCGACAATGATCGCTACGAATGCACCATCGGTAATATCTCCGATGATGATGCAGCGAAGCTCACTGGGCTAGGCATCAAAGTCAAGCACAAGGATGCAATGGGTAACTTCATCGTCGCTAAGAGCAAGTACTTGTTCAAGCCTACTGACGATAAGCTCCAAGAAATTCCTATCGAAGCTCTCGGTAACGGTTCTAAGTGCGTAGCTATCGTAGGTTCATACACACACCGTATGTCAGCTAAACACGGTAATGCTCCATCGCTGAAGACGATCATGGTCACTGAAGTGAAGACTTACGTGCCTGAGACAACCACTGCGGACGATGACGCTCTCTGAGAAACCTAAGTTAGCCATCATCGACGCTGACATCATAACCTATCGTGTTGGGTTTGCCAGTGAAGACGTTGATGAGGCTATCTGTTTGGCTCGTGTGACTCAGCTAGTCAATGAGATTGTTTACCAAGATCTGAAGTGTGACGACTACAAAGCGTACATCACAGGTCGAGGAAACTTTCGCAATGAGATAGCAGTCACTGAGCCTTACAAAGGGAACAGGAAGGATGCTAAGAAGCCAGTGCATTACGAAGCTATCAGAAACCATCTCCAGCGCCTAGGGGCAGAACTGGTTGAAGGTCAAGAAGCTGACGATGCAGTGGCTATCGAGGCAACTAAGACGGGTGGATGGATTGTCTCCATTGACAAAGACCTAGATCAAGTCGCTGGTTGGCACTACAACTTCGTGAAGCATGAGGAATACTACGTTACTGAAGAGGAAGGTCTTCGTAACTTATTCACTCAGGTGCTCACAGGGGATCGTATTGACAATATCATTGGCTTGAAGGGCATTGGGCCTAAGAAGGCAGAGAAGCTTCTACAGGACTGTAAAACTGAAAAGGAATACTATGACGCTTGTCTCAAAGCTTACGATGGTAATCAACTTCGTGTCGATGAAAACCTAGGACTTTTATGGTTGCGAAGAACACCAAACCAAACGTGCCCTCATCTTTCTACCTTGTTGGATGTGAGTGGACAGTCAAGTACGTAGAGGACTTGAGCGAGTACGGTAAGTGTGATTGTGCTACATTCATCATCTATCTTCGCTCAGGTATGAACAAGAACTTCACTGAACAGACATTCTGCCATGAACTCGTCCACGCTATCATGTTCGCTATGGGACATACGCAGCACGATGAGATCTTCGTAGATGCCTTCGGCGCTCTACTTCATCAATACGAACGGACTAGGATAAATGGTAACTCGTAAGACAACAAGTGACGTAAGAGCTAACGCTATCAGACATGGTTGGCGTAGTGGCTTAGAGGAGAAGGTCGCTAATGCTCTCACTGAAGCGGGTATCCCTTTCACGTATGAGAAGACCAAAGTTAAGTACATCAAGCCAGCGAGTGAACACCAGTACACACCTGACTTCGTACTTGACAACGGTATCATCATCGAGACTAAAGGGCTATTCACTGCTCTAGATCGTCAGAAGCACATGCTCGTTAAACGACAGCATCCTCACTTAGACATTCGTTTTGTATTCTCGAATAGTAAACAGCGTCTAAGTAAAGCATCACGGACAACGTATGCTATGTGGTGCGTCAAGAACGGGTATATGTACGCTGATAAAGTAATTCCTGAAGATTGGCTTAAAGAACGTAGAAGGAGTGTTCACAATGGACATAGAATTAATCAAGGAGAATGATGATGGCAGTGCAGACTTCCATATCAACTTGAGTGATCAAGAGCAAGCAGATCTGATTCGCTTTGCCTTCATTGAGATGCTCAAGCGAGGAATCGAAGAAGGGAAAAAGTACGATGTCGAAACCTGACGATTTAACTATTATTGAAGACATTCTAGATGAGTTTGACTTTAATGAAGTACAAAAGGCAATGGCTTTGTTAGAATGGACATGGGGCAATCCTTCTGAGTACCCTTCTATTGGCGAACTTCGTAAAACAGCTAGGGGCTTGTTGAAGTGGTTAATTCCTCACGAAACAGCTGCTAATGGCACTGGTGGTTTTTACGCTGAGAAACGAACTATTGATGGAAAGCCTTATTACAAGTTGTCCTTTGTTTTGACAAGTTGGGATAACTATGAGTAAGCTAATAGTCCACTACAAAGATCCCCCGTTTAAGCCTGACTGGATGGGCGGGTGCTACAAAGTCTACGTGACTGACCATCCTAGACTAGGGTGTCGTTTAATTACAACATCTAAGGTCATCAGGGATTACGGTGATGGAATCTTTGAGACACAATGGGTGGTGTATCATCCTGTTGACGGAGACTTCAATGACACTTAATGAATACTTTCATGCAATCGTAAAGAACAAACCAAAGGAGTTAACTATGTTTGATCAGTTTAGAGCTGCTGTGGCATCGACACAGAATCACTTCATGTCCTTATGGACTAAGCCTGTAGCCTTCGTAGCAGAGGAAGACCATCCTAAGCTCATGCATGATGACTACTGGGCTTTCGAGATGGTGACTCACGAGTGGATTGATGAGTGTGGTGTTGTACATCCTATCAAAGAGTCCATCATTATCGCGCCTCATGAAACTACTTGGATGGAAGTCCTAGACCGTATCCTAGACGAGATGAGCAAGCACTACGGCTATGACATCAAAGAGCAAGTATACTACTCGGTTGAGTTCCCCCTCAATGAAGTTGATGAGTTAACAGGTAAGCCCTTCGCTGGTTATGGACGAAGCCTCAACGATAAGGTACTTCAGCAGCTTCTGTTGGCCTTCCCTGAGGTCTACGAGACACTGCCTTTCAACAAGCCAACTAAGGATCTCTTCGCATGAGGATCTTAGTCATTCCAGACACACAAGCTAAACCGGATGCCCCACAAGAGCATCTCACATGGGCAGGGAAAGCAATCTGTGAGTACCGTCCTGATGTCGTAGTTCACCTCGGTGATCATTGGGACTTCCCTAGTCTCTCAAGCCACGACAAAGCAGGTAGCAAGTACTTTGAAGGTAAACGCTACTTAGCTGACGTAGCAGCTGGTAACACAGGGATGCTGACCTTACTGAACCCTCTTCATGCGCTCCAGAAGGCTCAGAAGGAGAACAAACAGAAGGTCTACAAGCCCCGTATGGTGTTCTTGAAGGGCAACCATGAGAATCGACTCACGAGGGCTGTGAACAACAACCCCATGCTTGAAGGTCTACTGACCTACGATGACCTCAACTTGAAAGATTGGGAAGTACATGAATTCTTACATCCTGTTTTTATCAATGGTGTCGGTTTTAACCATTACTGGCCTGTTGGAGCTATGGGACGCCCTGCTGCTTCTCCTGCCGCTATCATTAGCAAGCTTCATATGTCTTGTGTCGCTGGTCATCAACAAGGTAAACAAATCGCCTACGGCAAACGTGCTGATGGAAAGCCTATTTGCGCTATTGTTGCTGGCTCTTATTACCTTCATGACGAGGATTATATGGATCAGCTCAGTAACCGCCACTGGAGGGGCCTACTGGTGATGAACGAAGTAGATGACGGACACTTCGATGAAATGTTTCTCTCCATTGAATATTTAGAACGAAAGTACTCACATAATGAAACCAACACTCAAAGAGATTGAAGAGTATAAAGCAGGTTTAAGTAGCGCTAATGCTAAACAAGTAAGTGGAAATCATTACAAGGAGAAAGAAATTCAGCCTTGGGACTACATTTATGCAAATAACATTGGCTATTTTGAGGGAAACTGTGTAAAATACGTGTCCCGCTGGAAAGACAAGGGCGGTATAGCCGACCTCCAAAAGGCAATCCATTACCTCGAAAAACTAATTGAACTAGAGAAAAGCAAACAACAATGACATCAGCAATGACCCCCTACCAAACTTACATAGCAAAATCGCGCTATTCACGATACCTAGACGATAAAGGCCGCCGTGAACACTGGCACGAGACAGCTAAACGCTACTTTGACTTCATGGAGAGTCACCTAAGTGACAAGCATAACTACACTTTGACACCTGAGTTGCGTAGCCGCTTAGAGAATGCAGTGATCAACTTGGATGTTATGCCCTCGATGCGCTCAATCATGACCTCAGGCGAGGCTCTGGAGCGTCAGAACGTAGCTGGTTACAACTGTTCATTCCTGCCCATCGACGACCCTAAAGCCTTCGATGAGGCTATGTACATCCTCCTGTGTGGTACAGGCGTAGGTTTCTCTGTGGAGCGTAAGTATGTCAATCGTTTACCTGAAATTCCTGAGAAGCTTTATGAGTCTAATACTGTGGTTCACGTTAAAGACTCCAAGGAAGGATGGGCAAAGGCTCTCCGTCAGGTCATGGCACTCCTATGGGCTGGCGAAGTCCCTAAGTGGGATGTCTCTGCTGTGCGTCCTGCTGGCACACGCCTCAAGACGTTCGGGGGACGTGCGAGTGGCCCAGAGCCGTTGGTTGAACTCTTTAAATACGTGGTCGCTAAGTTTAAAGCTGCCCAAGGGCGCAAGCTCTTCTCGATTGAAGCACATGATATTCTGTGTAAAATTGGAGAAGTTGTGGTTGTCGGTGGAGTTCGTCGATCAGCGATGATCTCTCTGTCTGACTTAGACGATGATCGCATGGCTCACGCTAAAGCTGGTAACTGGTGGGACGGTAATGGTCAACGTGCCTTAGCTAACAACTCAGCAGTGTACGATGTCAAGCCTGACGTAGGTCAGTTTATGCGTGAATGGAGCAATATTTATGAAAGCCACTCAGGTGAACGTGGAATCTTTAACCGCTATGCTTCGGAAATTCAAGCATCTAAGAATGGTCGCCGTGTATTGGGTAAAGAATGGGGTACTAACCCTTGTTCTGAAATCATTCTCCGGCCTTACCAATTTTGCAACCTCAGTTCAGTTATTGTGCGTTCGGGGGATACATTGGAGTCTCTTAAAGAAAAAGTTGCTATTGCGACAATCTTGGGAACCTTCCAATCGACCTTGACTAGCTTCCCGTATCTTCGTAAGGTGTGGCAGACTAACACTGAGGAAGAGCGTTTGTTGGGTGTCTCCATGACAGGTATCCTAGACAATACATTGCTCAATGATGCCTACGACAAGGATCTGCCAGCACGTTTGGAGGAGCTGAAGAATGTTGCTGTGGATACTAATAAGTCTCTTGCTGCTGAACTTGGCATCAATGCTTCTGCTGCGATCACCTGCGTTAAGCCAGAGGGAACGGTTAGTCAGCTTACTGGTACTGCCAGCGGTATTCATCCTCAACACAGTGCTTATTTCATTCGTCGTGTACGCTCTGATGCCAAAGATCCAATCACTACTTTCTTGAAGGATGCTGGATTCCCTTGGGAGCCTTGTGTGATGAAGCCTGAGTCAACAGCTATCTTCTCCTTCCCGATGAAGACACCTGAGGGTGCTCGTCTACGTGAGGACTTGAATGCTATTGAACACTTGGACTTGTGGTTGACATTCCAGCGCCACTGGTGTGAACATAAGCCTTCAGTGACCATCTCAGTCAATGAGAATGAGTGGCCTAAGGTAGGAGCGTGGACATGGGAGAACTTTGATGAGATTACTGGAGTTTCGTATCTGCCGATGGATGGTGGAACTTACCGACAAGCCCCATATGAATCCATCGATCAAGCGACTTATGAGGAACTGGTATCTCAGATGCCTCAGTCGATTGATTGGGAGGGGATGGTAGAGAACACAGATAACGTCGAGGGCGCTCAGACCTTAGCTTGTACCGCTGGAGCTTGTGAGATTGCCTTCTAAGGTAATTATACTCATGCGGGTGGTCGAGATGATCACCTGCGCTCACATAATTGCTAACACTTGGAGGCACTGGTAATGATAGTAGACTTCTCATGGTCTGGAGGCTTTGTAGTCGGTATTAACCACACTGAGCAAGCTGTTGTTGAGACTGACGAAGATGTGTACGAGATGGCTAACGCTATCCTGATACATCTAGGATTCTTCACAATGGCAATCCTCTTCGTATAGAAACTAAGAAGCCCCTCACAAGGGGCTTTCTTTTTAGGCTTTGTGATATTCCTCTTCAGTGAGGATACCTGCTTTGTATTTATTCTCCGGACGGAAGATAGTCAGTTCTTGTTGTCTCATCTCAGGAGCGAAGCTGATGTGCATCCAGCGACCAAACTCATGAATGATCTGATCGAACTTGATACCCGCCTTCTTGACTTCCTGACACAACTGATACGGAGTCAGCTTAGAGCTGGAGACATCGATAGCCCAACCATCCATGTGTGAGGAGACTTTAGAGCCTCCAACAGCCACGTTAACAGCTGGTAGACGCAACCATGAATTGATACGCAGAGGGCCAGTGACGGCTCTCAGTTGCTCAAGCTTCTGAGCTGCGATCTTCATGTTCTCAAGTTGGACAGTAGAAGGTTGGTTGTCGATGCCTTGACGTACAGCAGTTTCACTGTAGGTAGCCTCCTCAAGAGTAAAGTGCTCAGATAGTTGGGTCATTTGTCTTCTCCTCGTCACCGTTCATTTTGATAGCTGCAAGCCAGCCGATAAAGCCACCGACAATCGTTGAGAATGCAGGAGCGATAATTGGGAAGATGTCCTTATTGTCGATAACAGCATTAGGCATGAATAAACCACCTAACAATGTCACGGTCATAGCGACCATAACGAAAGCTAGAGTCCTAGCGATCATCCTTGCAATTTCAAATATAACTTGTTCTTTCATTTCTTAGCTACCTTATCAGCTAGTTTTTCCATCGTTCTGCCACCGAAGTAGAAGGACATAACCAACATACCCCATTGACCTAACAGCTCCACATAAGCCCCACGAGTCTCATATTCAAAGATGGAAGCTATAGCGAAACCACTATAAGCAACCAACAAGAAGATGAGAACCATAGGACGGATGTTCTTAGACAACCATGAGTCAGAAGACATATCAGCCTTCATGCGCTCAGTGAGGTTAGTCTGTTCAATTTCGTACTCTTTACAGTCGATCTCCTTGAGCTTCGCAGCTAACTCAGGATTGTCTTTGAGAGCTTGAGTGACTGCACTAGGAGTAGCTTCAACGCCTAATTTAGCGGCAATAGCGTTCATAGCCATACCACCTAGAGGGCCACCTACGGCAGTAGCCAGAGCAGGTGCTGCTGACTTTAAAAGATTCATTAGTTCGTTCATACTGGTTTACACGCCGCTACAGCGTCCTTTACGATAATGTATAAATAGAGTTCAAAAGGTAAGATGATGCAAAACAGTAGAGTAAGCAGCACTAGGAAGCTTACGTAGAGTGTCTCGCTAGAAGAATCGCTGCTGTTAGTCCCCATATTTCCAATACCAATATAATCATCACTACGACCAGTGCTATACGTTTCCTTACCTTAGCGATAAGGCGTTGTTTCTTTAATACTTCTTCTTTTCTATTCTTTATCGACAATAAGTGCGTTATTTCTTGCTTCTCTTGCACTATCCCGAACATCTCAACTACATCGCTATACAGAGCACCTAACTCAGCAGGGCTTTGGTAGACCATGATCTCCCTGATCTCCTTCTGTAGCTTCTCCATCTCCTTCATAGCCACTACGTGATCTAAGGATATGTCTAGTAGCTCATCAGGCTCAATGTATTGAGTATCTATCCTTAATTGCTGATCAGTTATCTTCTTCCTCATAGCTATCATCGCTTTAAAGAAGATCTTCAAGTTCTTGATGAGATCAGCTTTAATGTCTTGTTCACTATGTGTCTCTACTATGCTTCGTTTACTAGGCTTCTTTATAACTTCAGTAGGAGGCTTAGATGGTGTTTCCGGCGTAACAGGCTTATCAGGCTCCGGTGACGGAAACAGCTTACTCTTAATGAACTCCCATAGACCTACTACTTCTTCTACGTGCTCTTTAGCCTCATCAAAGGTCTCCTTAGCTTTAAGGACTACACCTTTATATTCTTTGTAAAGCTCACATCCCTGCTGGATAGCCTCAACAGCCTTGAGAGCACCAGCAAGGATTATTAGAGGCATTACTGCACAGGGATACCACGAGCCTTCAATTCTTCCAAAGCTTGCTCTGGAGTAATTTGAGGCTGCTCTTGTGGTTGTTGAACCATAGTCTCAGTTGGGGCCATCATCGGTTGTTCTGCTGCGCCAATACGAGGGCCTAAACGAGCCGCAGTTCCCACAGCAAATTTACCTAGAGCTTCCAAAGGAGTTTGATCGACAGCCATCAAGTCCGTTAGAGCCTTCTCTGAACGAGGAGACAAGGAAGCTGACTTCAAGAAGTTCTTACCTGAATCGGTCAACAATACTTTCATTAACTGCTCTTCAGATAGACCAGTATTTGTTATTGTATTCAGAGTATCCATTGCAAGCTGACCAATCTTAGCAGGGCCATAACCAGCAACACCGCCAATAGCAGCTTGTGTCTCACGTACTTGAGCAGGTGTGAAGGCTTGATCAGGAGCAGCTTGAGATACTGACATCTTACGAGTGAATAACTCAGCATCCTTCATGCGCTGACCAAACTCAGAAGCATTAGTGCCTAAAGCAGTCACCAAGGCATCTTGAGCGCCGGGGATTTTCTCCAAGGCTCTCCAGTTTTGAGCTAAGGAAGCCAAGTCCACTGTCTCAACACCGAGGTTATTAGTCTTCTTAGCTTGGTTCACAAAGTCAGTGAATACCTGCTTATCCAAGACATCCAAAGCAGCTTGATCGGTCGAGCCTACCCATGAGCGCATAGTACCACGTTGAGCAGGAGTTAGACCCATGTATGTCTTATAGAGATCCTCAGGGGAAATCTCAGCCAAAGACTTATTGTGCAAGAACGAAGGCATACCTTGAGAGATAGCTTCGTTATAAGCTGTACTTGCCTTAGCGACACGCTCACGGGCTGTATTGAGGAGATTTAAAGCAGCTTTATCTGAACCTGTGGCTCCCTTCAAAGCTGTAGCCATATCGTCTTTTAAACCGCCAAAGATGGCGCTAGAGATGATACGCTCATCGCTGATAGACAAGTCTTTAATCAAGTTATCACCAGCGGAAGCCTTCTTACCAAACTCAGACAATAAACCTTGAACTTCTTCAACTGTAAGCTTACGAGGGCCTTGTTGAATACGGTAAGGATTAGCACCCGGTATATTCATGTTTACATCAGGCGTACCAGCAATAGTTGTTCCAGCAGATCCGGGAACATTGATTGTACGTCCTTGTGAACCTGCTTCTGTAAATGAAGGCACAGCTGGCACTTGTCGAGTACGTATTTCCGTAGTCTGGTAAGGCATACCCAATGCGTCAGTTTTAGTAACAACCACTTCTTCGGTAACTGTACGTGCTGGAGCGCCTTGAGTTGTTCTAGACGGTTGACCTGTTTCATTAATAGTATATCCCTTGCTTCCGGGAATATTAATATCAGGAGTACCCGCACGAGTAACAGTTGTGCCTCCACCGCCTTCAGTCATAAACGAAGGAGCTAAACGGTCTCGAATGCTCTGAAGTACTTGAACAGCGCGTTCTGCATTAGGTGTCGATTGAGCTGAATAACGATTAATTAACCCATCAATTTTTGCAACTGTCTGTGAAGAATCCACAAGCCCTTGACCTGCACCATAGCCTTTAGCTTTCTCAAACAAACTATCAGCATTGCTCTCACGGATACCTGCAAGTTTATTCTGAATAGCTTGAATAATCCCTGTCTTAGATTGCTCAGGAGTCAAAGGAGAGCCTTTAGGGGCCATGCCTTGCAAAGCTTTAACTGTAGCGCCTTCGTTCAACGCTGTAACCATCTCCAAATACTTAGGAGAACGAGTCAGACGAGCAATATCAGCAGCAATAGCAGGATCAGTAGAACCTTGGCCTTTTAGCACAAAGTCATTGAAGATGCCCAGATCTTTCTCAGGAAGTAGGCTCTTATATTCGTTCAACAGTTGTTGCTGCTTACGTTCTTTCAAACCACTGATGCCACCTTTGACCAAGTATGGAAGTGTCTGTAAAGTCAGTTGAGCATAAGGACTCTCAGGAGCAACTTGTTGACCTAATAAGCCAATAGTGCCGCCAGCTGCAAACTCTTTACCCGCACGAGCTGCTGTACCTGTAGTGCCTGAGAATAGACTACCCGCTGGCATTACTGCACCCATCAAAGCCGCAGGAGCACCTGCTTGTCCAATGTCGTAAGCACCTTTGTAGCCTTGAAGTTTCATCAAGTCAGGGCCGCCTAGATTAGAGATAGCGTTTACAATACCTCGACTAGACAAGCCGCTAGGTTCAGGGTTTTTCTTGATGTAGTCATACAGATTACCGTAACCACCCACCAAATCAATAATTCCCTTAGCAGAGCCTTTTAACAAAGACTGAGTAAAGCGTTTAACTTCCTCTAAAGAGGTCGTCTGTTCAGGTTGTTCTAGTACGCTACGAGTACCTCCTGTGAGGATACCTCGACGACGAAGTTCCTCTTCTGCATCTCTTTTACTGATTTCAGCCATTATTTAATTCCTGCAATAGCTTTGAGTTGTTCTGTTGTCATGCCAGATGCTGCGCTAGGGTTACTTGGCTGAACTGACAGAGGAATCTTTGGAACGTATCCTTTCAAACCTTTATTAGTACGTGCGTAGTCTTCAAGACGAATTGTTTCTTGAACAATCTCTTGATTCTTGTTCTGCATAAATTGGATAAGTTTACGACGAGCTTCAGGATCAGTCTCAAGCTGAGGAATCAAACCTTGAATAAATTCACGATCAGCGTTAGAGAAACCAGAACCCAACTTGCCACCCAATGTCTGCAAAATAACGTCCCCTGCAACTTTTTGGTATTGTTGGCTAGTGGAAAGACGAGTAACATCTGCTGGAGAAGCAAGACCTAAAGTTGCCAAAAGGTTTGTGGCGCCTACGCGACCTGTAGCAAACTGACCTGAAATTAACTGGTCTGCTGGCAACGTAGCAAGCTTGTTTAATGAATTCAATGAAGATACTGCTGTGTCACGAGTTGTAATAGCTGCATCAACACGGTCAGCATCTTTAGCACCAAGACGTTTAACAAACTCAGACTCACCTTCAGGTAATTTAACGCCCACATTTGTCTTAGCTGTAGTACGGTCAACACCTCCACTAAACGGCATCCGTACTTGGTTGCCTGAAGCATCTTTGCCTATAACAAACTGAGTGTCTGTACCAACATCAAAATAAACAGGCTGGCGAGTACCTTCAGCAACACCAATTTCTTTGATATTAGCGCCCTTATTAGCCGCAGCACCAAGGTCAGCAATTCTTTCACCTGTAACGGTATTAACCAAATACTGTCGTCCATCAGCCTCAACAACTTTATTAGCTGCTGCGCGGCCTTCACGCATATTCTTAGTGATCTGAGACTGTTTCAAAGCAGCTTCTTGAGCCAACTGAGCTAACTGACGAGCACCTGCTGTGTCACCTTCACGGTTCAAAGCATAAGAAGCCTGAGCTAAACTCTGAGGATCTGTTTGGTCTACGCCTTGTAAGACTTGTTGACGAAACGACTGCATCTTCAACATAGGGTCTTGAGTACCTAACACGCCACCAGCAAGCTTACCTAGACCATAACCTGACATACCAGCCAAGTAGTTAACTCGCTGATAAGGATCCATCGAAGCTTCTTGAGCTAATTGAGCTTGTACTTGTTGTCGTTGAGCTTGTTGGTATTGTTCGGGAGTAGTGAATAAACCCATTATAGAATCTGTTGCCATATAATTAAGTATCTTTCTTGTGTGATTAAGCTAAGATGTTGCCATAATCTGAGGCAGTTCCATAGGGTGAAGCACTTGTGCCAAACAAACCTCGACCATAATCGATAAGGGCTTGATCAGCAGCTTGTCCAAAGGGGGACTTAGCAAAGCCAGACAGACCTGAAGCGAAAGGACTCAAGGAGTTAGCTCTGAACATTGTATTAGCTGCGTTAGTACCGCCTTGCAACAGAGCATTAGCCGCTGTAGAGCCGCCTTGCATAGACCTACCACCTAAGTTAGAACCCATTGTCAGAGCATCTTGACCTAAGCCTTCCACTGTACCCATCAACCCTAACGATGTCTGGAATGGGCTATAAGCACTAGACAATAAGCCTTGACCGAAAGCTAGTTGTTGTTGTCCGGCCTGTTGAGCACCAGCAGCTAACTGGAGGTCTTGCATGGCACGAGCATTCGCTAGAGCTTGATACTCAGGGTTAGCCATACCTAAGCTACCACCTTGAGCGACTGACAAGCCTGTACGACCTGTGTTACTCAGTTGATTCATCAAGTTAGCTGATTGTTGTTCACGACTAGGAGCCAACAGAGCTTGTTGACTAGCCATGTACTTCTGAGCTACTTCTTGAGGAGTCTCAGAGATATACTGTCTACCTAAGCTTAACAGTCTCGATGTGTCACCTAAACCTGCTTGTGTCTGACCTGAGAGATATTCTTGGTATCGTTGAAGCTCAGGCGATAAGGTATAACTAGCACTAGATAGCGCCCCTGATGGATCAAATCCGAACTGAGAAGCTCCGAAACGTGATGTTACCCCTACAGGACGGAAACGAGCAGCTTCAGCAGCCATCTGAGCAGCAGCTAACTGAGCATCAGCAGAAGTACGAGCAGCCGATGTAGTTGCCTCAGCTTGTTTACTCGCAGGGCCTAGACCGAATAGGTCAGCTGTTGAGTTAATTATGTCACCCATTTTTAGTACCCCAATCCGTAAATATAGCCTGTCACGTTTCCGTCTTTCATAACTGTTTCCTTTTTTGTCCACCCTAAGGTCTTACCGAACTTAGCTAGTTTCTTGTTGTCTTTTTGCACGAAGGCTATTAAAGGCATTCCAACTAGATCTAATAATTTGTAGAGATCGCTTTTAAAGTTTCTCTTAATCTCTATAGACCACTTCTTAACATCTGTATGGAACCATAGAAGATCATCGTATAGTTCCAAGTACATAATGTAGTTATCTCGTAGTACTACAGGTGTTTTCATTGTTACTGTTCGTCAGCAGGTTCAGGCGTGTTGCCTTCTTCCAACCATTTCAAATAGGCTTGGTAGTCTGTGTTGGCGGGGTCAAAGGGGATGAAGGCATTGTCTACAATACGCAGTACAGTGTTCACATCATTACCGAACATATCTTTCAGTTGTTTATACATTTATAGCTCCGAAGAAACTTCACCATTTACAGAAACAGCAGCATTGGTTGTCCAGTTATTTGCCGAGTTATAGACAATTTGACCATTGACTGTTTGATAGAGCGATGTAACCGTTCCAGCAGAACCTGTATTTACGCTAAATGTCGCACCTGAAATAGTTGCAGCAGAACGCATAGGTACAGGATTATTCAATCTACCTCCAGCTCCAAAGCCTGTTGCAGCTAGTCCAATAGGCTCAGTTGCAGGTTTCCAATAATACCGCTGACACAAAGCCAACTCAGTACCATACGGGCGGTAGTCAAACGATGTGGCTGTGCTGCCTTTTTCTAGTTGTACACCTGTGATGTAGAAGGTGGCTCCGTTTGTAGAAATCCAGTTGGCAGACCCAGAAGTCCTAAGATCACCTGCCGCAACCCAAGTATTTGCTGTCGCTTGAAAATCTGAGCCAGACCCTAAATCCCAAAACACACTGATACCACCTGTGTTGTCAGTACCCCAAGTTCCTGTTGTATCGCCAGCAAGCGTTATCGTTTTGTACTCGTAAGTGTTTGCTGCGTTGATAGTGTAGGTAGCGACATAGCTGCGGTTGAAAGCAGTGTTGAAAAAAGAAACTGCGTAAGTGCCTGTGATGCTAGAACGAACCCAAAACGATAAGGTTACTGCTTGTGCAGATGCTGTACCCCAACCTAAATCTGCGGTATTAAAACCCTCAATGGTTTGACGGATTCCGTAGACATCACTAGCAGCTATAGAACTACGCGCCGTAGTAACAGTCATCAACGTACTATTAATAAATCCTGTTGGCGCAGTTGTGCTGCGTTGTCCAGAAATTACGCCAAATGAGTTTGCATTAATGTAGAAACGATCTACTGGAAAACCTGTGCCTGTAACGCTGATACTAGCCCCCGCATTACGCTGGTCAATCATCATCGCACCATTGATGATGCGGTTTTTGAATGCTGGATAACCTAGAGCAGCCACTGCTGTAGTCACAAAAGCTGTAGTGGCAATAGATGTGTCATTGTCACCTGCTGTAGGCGTAGGAGCTGTAGGGTTTCCTGTTAAAGCTGGACTAGCTAAGTCAGCCTTAGTTGCTAAGGAAGACGTTACATCGCTAGAGTTAGCCTTAGTCGCAACTGCTGTGGCAATGTTGTTAAACTCGGTATCGATCTCAGTACCGCGAACAATCTTTAAAGCACTGCCCGGTGAGAGGGAATCCTTTGAAGCAAAGTTCGTACTTTTTGTGTAGTCTGTCATTTTGTGTGCATCTTTCCTATTACGCTATTTTACCATTTTTCGCGTGAATTTCAAGCTTCTGGATACTTAATAAGTAACCTTTTACTTCAGTCTCGTACCCTGTCTGAATGACTTTACCGCTACCTGTAGGATAGACAGTGATAGTCTGTAGAGCTACGCCATCAGTATAGTAAGCTATA